GTGGCAAAGGCGGCGACGGGATTTTAATTATAGAATGGTGGGAATAACATGAAACGATACGCACAAATATTATGGGGTAAAGCACATTGGGTCTTTGAAGCAGAGGAAGTCCCAGAGTTTGCGCCCGACATTATCATTGTCGACATTACAGACAAGCCAGAGGTCCAAGAGGGTTGGGATTACAACGAAGAAACAGGCAAATTTACAGCTCCTATTCTTACTGTCACAGAGCCTAACCCTACACCTGTAGACGCAATACAACAGCTTATCGAGTTACAGGCACAAACAGTATTAAATACAGAAATGCTATTACTACAAAAAGAAATCGGAATGTAGGAGGAATTTTTTATGATTTATAATGCAGCGAAGATTGTTATTAATTCAGGAAATTACAAGTACGAGGCTTTGGATTCAGATTTATGTTTGTTCTTGATGATGAAAAAAATTACACAAGAACAATACGTGGAATTAATTAGCATAATGGATGAGCAGAAAACGCAAGCAGAAGCTTAGCGTTATTTTTATTGTCTAAAACCTAATCGTTTATACTTCATATGTTTGTAAACGTAAAAAAGAGGCTTGCATACCAAGCCTCTCATTACAAAATAAGAACAAACGTTCCTATCCGATATTCATTATTACATATCGGAGGGTAAAAAGCTATGCATTTTTTAGATTTTTTTGCGGGTATTGGCGGTTTTAGGGTAGGCATGGAACAAGCAGGACACACCTGTGTTGGTTATGTCGAATGGGATAAGTTTGCACGCAAATCTTATGAAGCTATACACAACACAGAAGGAGAGTGGACTGCACATGACATTACAACAGTCACAGATGAAGAGTTTAGAAAGTTTAGAGGAACAGTCGACATTATCTGCGGAGGATTTCCATGCCAAGCTTTCAGCGTTGCTGGAAAGCGACAAGGATTTGAAGATACTAGAGGAACATTGTTCTTTGAAGTTGCAAGGGCAGCTAAACAAATCCAACCACGGTATTTATTCCTTGAAAACGTTAAAGGGCTACTATCTCACGACAAAGGGAAAACGTTCGGAATTATCCTCAATTCGTTGGATGAACTTGGGTATGACGTTGAATGGCAACTGCTTAACACTAAAAACTTCTCAACTAAAGAACGACCAACACCACAAAATAGAGAACGAATTTTCATTGTCGCACATCTTAGAGGATCAGGTGGACGAAAAGTATTTCCTATCAGACGAGAAAGTGAAAGCTCTAATAGCAAATCAAAAATAAAAATCTTTGGTAGCACACAAAAGGACAATAATAAATCACTTAGCCAAAGGGAAGTCGTTTACGATTCTGATGGTGTAATAGGTTCATTGATGGCTACAGATGCTAAAAACCCTAAACAAGTTGTTATTCGTACAGTAGGAAGATTACCAGGTAAACATAATCAAAGTAGTAAAGTTTATCATGTTAAAGGTTTAAGTCCAACATTAACTACTATGCAAGGCGGTGGCACACAGCCAAAAATTTATCTACCTATCCTTACACCAGACCGAGTTGTTAAAAGACAAAATGGTAGACGTGTTAAAGGACCTGACGAGCCTATGTTTACAATTACAGCACAGGATCGTCATGGTGTGGCTATTAAAGAGGCTACCACGAAAGGCTACGATATGGCTTATCCTGGCGATAGTGTGAATTTTAGCGTCCCTAATTCGACCACTCGTAGAGGGCGTGTAGGAAAGGGAATTGCTAATACATTGGATACAGGATGTCAACAAGGTTTTTTAACGGATGAATTCCGTATTAGACGACTTACACCTTTAGAATGTTGGAGGCTACAAGGTTTTCCAGATGAAGCATTTAAAAAGGCTGCAGACGTAAATTCTGATTCACAATTATACAAACAGGCTGGAAATTCTGTAAGTGTTCCAGTTATATATGAAATAGCGAAACGACTTTAAGCATTTTAGATTTCTAAATGCTTTTTTTGTGCTGTGAGAGCAATCGGGACAGAGGGTTGTACATATTGTCGCTTTTCGATGCTTCTCACAGCACAATTTCATTAATCAGTTAGAGGTGAGGCTATGTGATTTTGGCTGCAATTTTAGGCGGTACTAATTTGGCAAAAGAAATGGCATCAAGTAGCAATCCTTGGGCTTATCTTGTGGGGTTACTATTACTTGGTTTTGCTATTGTTGCACGTTTGGTGTGGCTCGATATGAAAAAGGGGCGTGAACGGCTAGAGGACTTAGATCGGCAACATCGAGAAGAATCTCTTAAACGTGAAGAACGACTTAATGAACAGTTAGAAAAGTCCATTGAAGCAAATGCAGGTTTTGTAGATACACAAAAGGAAATGATTACAGCACTAAATGGCGTACAGAACAACTTGCATTCACTAGAAACAACTTTTGGGAAACGTATTGATCATCTTGAAAAAATTGTAGAAAAGGAAGGTGCATAAACATGGATTTAACAAATATTTTTATGATTGCAATGGTGATGGTTGCAATTGTCTTAGCAGTTGCAGAGGTACTTAAAAAGACTTTTAATCTTAATACTCAATACATGCCAATCACATCAGTAGTGATTGGTATTCTTATTGGTTTGGTTTTATGGCCATTATCTGAATATCCAGTTTATGTCATGTTGATGGCTGGATTTATTGCTGGATTAACAGCATCAGGTACATTTGATTTGTTAAAGGCGGCAAAAAAAGAAGGTGAACAATAATGACAAGCGTAACAACTACATGTCGTGATTTAAATGAATTAACATCAGCAGCTCAAACAGCTTGCCGACTACTCTTTCAAGAGTGCTACAAGGCAGACATAGACTTTATTTTTATCACAGAGACATACCGCAGCCAAGCACGCCAAAATTACTTGTATGAGCAAGGACGAACAAGGCCTGGTCAAAAAGTTACATGGACACTTAAAAGCAATCATACATCTCGTAGAGCATGGGACATTGCTGTTGCGCCTCCAAGAAATTTATATGATATTTCAACTTTATCAAAGGTAGGGGCCATTGCTAAAAAGCTAGGTATTGAATGGGGCGGTTACTGGCAGGCAGGAAATTATGATGCTCCACACTTCGAGATTCCTTTAAATTGGGCTATGCCAAAAGGGTATAAGCTAGAAGGGCAAGTAATTGTGCCGTCTAATAGCAAGATGAAGGTACAACTAATCGTTAAAGATAAACCAAAAGAAAAGGATGATGAAACAATGAGATTTACCAATCCAACAACTGAAAAGGCTGTCCGTGATTACATTAAACAGGCTGTAGATAAAGGCAAGATTGATAAATCATGGCTTGATAAATTCGATTCAGGTACTATGACAAGTGGAGATTTTGAAGGTTTAAAAATTATCATTTCTCAACGTAGCAATTAATAGTAAAGCCCAGGTACTCATTTTTTACAGCGAGTACCTGGGCTTTTTTGTTTATTGCTTGTTTATAATTCCTAAACGTTCCTTAATGGCGAACTGAAGTAATTGAGAAAAATTAACGTTTTCTTTTTCTGCAGCATCATTTAACCATTTAGGAATAGTTAAAGTTTTTTTAACTGCCTTATTTTCAATTTCATCTCTAATATAATCCGTTCTTACTTCTATAATTGAGATAAAAGCTCCTTGTGGAAGGTCAATGCTGCTTGGAGTTGATGCCTCAGGAATTTCTTCTCCATCTTCCTCCATTCCATATAAGAAACCTGCTAACACATCTTTGGCCATATATACGGCCTCATCCATATTAGAACCCTCTGTAACGCATCCAGGTAAGTCAGGGAAAGTGATTGTGAAGCCTTCCTCATTTTCTGCTCCTGGATCAAAAATTGCTGGAAAATAATATTTACCCATCTATATAAAACCTCCTTGCAGGAGGACTATTTAAGTCCTGCCTGCTTTAGTATTGAGTTTGTAGTGCCAAGTTTAAGGCTTTTCTTTGGATGTGGAACTGTTACAGTTCCTTTTTTAGTAGGATGTTTAAAGTGATGATGACTTCCAACTGTCCTATGTAAAACCCATCCGTCTTTGTGAAGTATTTTGATTATTTCTCTTGATGATATGTTTTTTCATCTCCTTTCTATACTCTTATTATAACACGTATAATTTATACGTGCAATATATTTTTTATACTTATCCACTAAAAATTCCGCCTTAACAATACAGAAACGTATGTTCTGTTATAAGTACAAATATATATTCTGGATAGCTTAAAGAGGGAGCACAAAATGTCAATAATAAACAACTATAATACTCGATTAATATTTGGAGTATGGGACATATCTATTCAATCTGGATATGACAAGCATAAAACACCACATATTTCCAATATAAAACCAGGTACTCACATGAGCACCTGGTTTATTTGTGTCTAGAAAGCAATTTCAATACGTTGGCTCTCACCTAAATTTGTACCTGAATCGCTGTTAAAAGTCATACCTGTATTAATGAAAATTGTATTAATTTCTTCTAATGTTCCGTTAAAGTAAGGGAAGATTGCCATACCGTCTACAATGACTTTTCCAGCGTAACTTCCTGTGTCATCAGTCAGCGACATATTATCATAACCATGAATTTGAGCTTTTGTATCGGTTGTTAAAGTATCAATTGCAGTCATCATAACATTGTCATCTACCGTATTTTCCATTTTATAAATTAGCTGGATTGTGTTTAATTCTGTTACATCTTTACCACTAACGTTCTTTAAGTATTCCTTCGTTTCATTACTGATATTTGAGTGGTGTAGCAATTTTACGGATTCGATTGTTAGATTGATAGGCCCTTGTTTATACGTTTGGTTAACCTCTTTGATTTTTACCAAAGTTACTTTGTCTTCGCCATCCATTGTCCATTGACCTGCTTTAGTTAAAGGACCTTCTTTAACTTCATTATCATCTGACTTATTTTCTTCTTTTTGCACTTTTTCTGCTTCAACTGATGCAGGTGTTTGAGTTTCTTCTTTTGATTCTCCAGTTGTTTTTTCCTCTCCACAACCTGCTAATCCAAGACTTAATACTAATGCTGCACTAAATACTATTTTTTTCATTACAAAATTCCTCCCTCTACTTTTCCATTTTAGGAAAAATAGTAGGTGGTGTATACAAAAATAGTATATATTAGGTGTTTTTTAGTGAAATTCCTAATTACTCACGCCAATTTAAATCTATAAAGCTACTAATTGCTTCTTTAATTCGGTTCACTGGCGAACCTACCTCATCCACTACATGAGCAAGTAGGGAGAACCAAGAATGATGAGACTCACCGTTACTATTAACATATCTCAATATTTCTTTGAATTCTCTTAATTGCGATTCGGATAATTCGTGGCGTAAATATTCTTTCACATATTCATTAACAAAACGAATTTGGCTCATACTAATTTCTAATAGAATTGCAGTAGCTCTTGAGACTGTACAATCTAGTGCAAATGCCAACAAAGCAATTGCTGAGTACTCACTTTGTGAAAACCTAATCGTAACCCGTTCGCCAGGAACATTAATACGTTTTTGTATAGTTTCATTACTAACATGACCACGAAACATAGTGTTATCAAATAACAAATCTCTTTTAAAATACTGGGACAAGTTTTCAATTGTTTGCCGATCTTTAATGACCATCATGCATAACGTTGGGCAAACATCTTTAACTGGTGTGTATGTAATGTGAGATAAGCGATAAATAACATCCTTTAAATCCAGTTTCAGTGTTGGCTTTACATCCCGTTTTTTATCCGAGCGTTGACCTCTTACTCCCTTTTTTTCCACTTCCCCAACCCCCAAATAGCAAATTATTTTTAGGACAGTGTCTTAGTGTCCTATGTCCTCTTCTCAATTTATGGCTACCTGGTCTTGTCCTAGAACGTTTAAAAAAATTTATCTTGGCCACACTGGAAACAAAATGATTATGAGGTGATTTGCACATGAGTACTACAGAGGAGAAAAGACGAAAGATTATCGAAGGAGTAAAAAAACAATCTGAACGTTATAACTTGCCTACCTTTCCCAATAAAAAGAAAAAAATAAAAAAAAAGAAACAAGAAAAATAAATTAGTTTCTAAGCTCTTATATATTTATTGAAAACTTGGTTAAACTACCAACTATAGTACCATCATTTTATTTTCAAAAATTTCAAATATAAAGAGGAAATTATAACTATAATGTAGAAAGTATGTATTACAAAAAAAGAACAAATATAAAAATTAAATATAAAAAATACCAATTAATCCTTTATATTGGTTTTATATAGGTAAAAAAGCTCCTTTAAATTTGAGATTTTAATGTAAAAAATTATTAAATTTAAATTTTTATATTGTACACACAAGTATTTAAATGGTATTATGTTAATACTGTTATTGAATGATTGTAGTTTGAATTTTCAGATAAATGTCAGCAGAATATAACAAAATATAGAAAAAAGGACCTCATAAAAATATGAGGCCAAAAAGAAGAGGAACTCTAAAGAAATAAAGTCACACAACATTTACTTCTTTAGTAAATCATGGAATGAAGTGATTCCAATAACTTGGCCACATCTGTAAAGCGCAACTATACAGACTAAGGCTATAACAAAGTCAAAATTTAGCAGTACTTTGATTGCTTCTATATTTGCTTTTAAATGATCAATATAACCAGGCAGAACATTTAAAAATATTGATAAAAAAACAAACGTAAAGATACTGGCAAATATTTTCTTGTTATTGTTATTAGACTCGTTGTTATTATTTTCGTTCTCGTTAAGATTATTTTCCATAAACCATCCTTTCTTTGGCATAATCTCAATACAACAAAACCGAGGACAGGTACCAGCTATTAATTAAATTGTTGAATTACACCAATAATCATTCCTATCCATTGTAAATTTTTACATTATTATCGACATAAAAATACATATACACACACACAAATAAATTTTATGCCGTACCTTGGATTATAATATATTAACTTAATATTAGACAAGAGCAAAATTCACAATTTTTATAGAATTTGTTATATTCATACTGAGAAACATTTATTATCTTTATGAAAATTATTTCATAAAAACACGTTAGTTATTAACTAGCGTGTTTTTTTATTGACTATTTTTGAAATATTTTTATTCGAGTCCATAAATCCATCGTTTTATGTACATGAAATGTTAGACTATGAAAATCTAACTCTGTGTCATATAAAAATAGCCATATTTGTCTTTTTACTCGTCTACACATATAATTATATAAAACGTCTGAACGTAGACAGAATAGAGGTAATTTTATGCGAGTTATTGGGTATGCACGAGTTAGTACAGATGATCAAAATTTAGATATGCAACAAATGGCCATTGAAAAATACGCTGCAGACAAAAATTTAGAATTAGTTATGTACGTAGAAAAGATCTCCAGTAGGAATGATGAAAGAACAGAATTACATAATGCAATGAAAGCAGCAACTACAGGTGATCTTTTTGTTGTCTTTAAATTGGATCGGTTAGCACGTAGCACAAAGGAGTTGTATCAGCTAACTGACGAGTTAAAAAATAAAAAAGTGGACTTTGTTAGTATTAATGATGCATTTGACACATCAACGCCAACTGGACGTGCTATGTTCGGCATGCTAGCTGTATTCGCCGAGTTTGAAAGGGATATTATTCAACAACGTACAAAGGCAGGATTAGAGGCAGCAAGGAAGCGTGGACGTATTGGTGGTCGCCCTTCTGTAGATGAAAAAACAAAGCGACACATCATCACCCTTTTTAAAGCTGGAGAAAGTGCAGTTGATATTGCAAAGGAATTTGGAATTGCTCGCAGTACTGTGTATAAAATCTTAAAAAATAGCAATTAAGGTTGTGGATAACTATTTTTTTACTATTTTTCCTTGCAAAACTTATCCACAAAGTTTATCATTCTATTTAACAAATAAATGAACGAAAAAATTGCATAAAAAAAAAATCGAGCTTCACAGCTAATTTAAAGGGACGGCAATCCCTAAAAACGCTCGACTCGATTTTCCAACCATGTGTTAGAGGCACATCGGTTTGATACGCTTATATTATATGTTATTGAACATAAATGCAACCGTTTTGGCACAAATAATTTATATTATTTGTAAAATGCATTTTAATGGCATAAAAGCATCTATCATACCTTTGACACACATGGTATGTTAGATGCTTTTTTCGTTTCCAAAAAGGAGACAATAACAATGACATATGCAGAACAAAACCACTATGACAAACTATCCAAGTTTCACTCTCTAAAGGAATTCAACAACCATTTTGAGCAAGCTATGCTCCACCTAAAAGACCACTTCACAAAATCAGAATACATTGCCCTAAACAAACTACGTAAATTTGCTGCAGACATATCTGGTGTTGCATGGTGCAAATTACAGCGTGCTGTAGCTGGGACTCACCAGGATGAAACATTTGGCGTTTCTCGTGCTACATTTGATCGCATGTTACGTAAAGCGAAAAAATTAAACTTAATAACGGTTATTAATCAAGTTCGGAAAAACAACTGGCAAAAACATAATGTCTATGTATTCAACAGATTAGATGAAATTAACATGCCAGAAGAAATTGTTTCAAAATCTCACACAATTGATGTACCTAGCAACGAGAAAATTGATGCACCATTAACTAATAATCTTTCTGAACTACCAAAAGAAAAACAAGTAAAAGATAATAATAAGTCTGTAAGCATTGCTGATGAAAAAATGGACATAGAAGAACAAAGAAAATACATAGAGAAATATGCAACTAATGAATATCAACTTGCTACATTCAAACTAATTGAATCGATGCCTATGTCAGATGAAATTAAAGCACAAGCACATGTTATTTCTTTACGTGTTGGTTCATCTGCTACAATTACTGATTTTGTATGCGCTAAGAATGTATTACTTAATATGTCTGTTTCATCTGTAGATGGTTTATCTTTCGATAATGTTGTTGCAGCCTTTACCAAAGCCTATGAGCAAGCTAAAAAACGTTTAAATAACAGTGTAAATAAACCTATAGATGTAGATCATGTCATTAAACCAAAGGTGCCTTTCTACAATTGGTTAAAAGATCGTAGTCATTCATCTGGACGAAAAATATTTAATTGGATTACAAGGGATAAATAGCCGAATTGTAGCTAAATACTGTGCTATATTTATTCACATTAAATGATTTTGTGTAGAATAAAGCACAAATAAAAGCACATTTTTATTGATTTATTATTGAAATGTGCTAAATAATGTGCTATATTATGTATGCAAACTAATACAGAGGAGTTGTTAACATGGTTTTATTTGCACTAGACCTAGGCAATAAACAAGTTAAGATCAAATCAGACAAAACAGAAAAAGTATTACCAGGTTATTTCGTTGAAGCATCTCAATATGGCAACCGTGATCTATTAAAGTTTACGAAAGGCGAGAAGGATGCCAGAGATTATGAATCTCCAAATGACAAAGGATTTACGTATGTGTGGGGAAAAGATCTTGACGTGGATATGGTAGAACAAGTTACAGATGCATCTGGTTTTGGACTTGCTAGATATACATCAAGAGAGTTTCAGTTACTTGCAGATTTTGCATTGGCAGAGCTTGCTAGAGAATATGAAGAGTCAAAGTCAAATTTAGTTGTAAATGTGGTAACAGGTTTACCTACAGGCGATTTCAGCAATAAAAAAATTACAGAGGCAGTTGCTAAAGTGTTAAAAGGTGCACATATTGTTACCATTGATGGTGAACAAGTCGCTGTTACGGTAAATAAATTGTGGATTTTACCACAGCCATTAGGAACAGTACTCGATTATATTTCTGATGAATCTGGAACAGTAGTAAATCATGAATTAGACGAAGCAAATATAGGCATTGTGGATGTTGGTGGCGGAACTTTACTAATTGATGCTTTAAAAAAGATGAATTTAGTTGAAGATAAACGTGATCAACTCTCACGAGGGTCGTACACATTATATAAATCTATTTTAAAGCAATTACGTGAAGATGATCATACTTTAGATGAATATGAGTTAGAGCAAATTATCCGTAATGCTAGTGATGACAAGTACTTGTGGTCGCCAGATGGAATCCAAAAAATCGATATAGGGTACGCTATTAAAGAACAGAGTAAGCTATATACTCGAAGTGTAACAAGTGCTGTCAAAGCTACCTATAAAGGATTTGGGCGCATGCAAAAAATATTAGTTACTGGTGGTACTGCTAACTTATTAGACGATGAAGAGTTTAAAAAGGACATTTCAATAGCTCAAATTGTTGAAGAAAGCGAATTAGCCAATGTTAGAGGTTTTTATAAGTATGGATTAAATAAAGGAGAATAACTATGGTAAAACGTGTACCAGTTACTTTCAGTGAACATGAAGAGGATCTGTATAAGTACCTTGAAAGTAAAAGTATCCCTAACGCCACTTATATAAAACAGTTGATTAGAAAAGATATGCAAGGCACGTTTGGTTCAGTTGTAGATGAAGTTGCAATTGAAAAGGCTGTCGAAAAGGTCTTATCTAAAAAGGGATTAGATTCAACTGTTATCGATAAAAAGGATGAAGAAGTCCAAGGAAAACTTACAGGTGATGGCGGGATGGAATTTTAAAAAAAATAAGCCACTCGAATGAGCAGCTTATACTTCGGTCTTTTCCAGAGACACCCTAAGTATAAGTTGCTTTTTTACAAAAATCAATAAAAGGTGATTATATGGTAGAGCAACTATGCCTTTTTGACATTGAGAATTTACATGATGAAATACAAGTTGGTGATTCAGTAAAGATTATATTGCCTGCAGCATCGGCTTGTAGTGAGACACACTATTATCTGAAATATTATTATCCACATGTTATTAATAAAGTTGGCCAAGTTATGAATGTTGTAAACGGTGGGTTTGAAATCGCAATAAATGGAGAATTAATTACTTTGGCACCAAGTGCTTGCAAAGGGGTATTAGCATGAAGAAAATCCAAAAGCACTACAAAGATTACCAAAATCGTAAGGCCAATAGAATACATGTTTCATATAACTTCACATTGCCAGATGGAAGGTATGGTTTTGGAAGAAAAAATTTAACAGTATCTAAAAGGGCTACTTTAGAAGAAATTGAAAATCATATAAAAGATATGGATGGATTTAAAAATGTTGTCATTTTATCTTGGCAGCAATCGAAAAAATATTAATTGAAAGAACGGCTATATTGCCGTTCTTTTTTCTTTATAAAAAAAACATACCACCCAAGACTGTAGAAATGGCCAGAAAAAGTACAGCAGCTGATCCACACCCTTTTCCTTTTCCGTTTGGTGTCAGAGATGGTGAAGTTGTTCTATTGCTTGTATTTGTAGAATGGTATTTATGTATTGTTTTCTTACGGTAAGGTGCAGATTCAGATATTAATCCTTGTTCAATCAAATATTGTCGAACATTTTTGTAAGCAATTGAGTCAACAGATCCAGCAGTTGATGTCCAGGTGCCTGTAGAATCTATAAGGGTAATTTCCCCGAAATATCGTATATCTTTTTCGCTGTTATAACGTTCTAATGACTTTATAAATCGATCATCATTTTCTTTCAATATAGCTAAACTATAAAATTTATCTCTAGCTGGATGCGTATCTAAATTACTATGAGAATCTTTTGTTATGTCTCGATAAATAAGAAAAGCAAAAAATGCAATCCGATCTACAATCGGTAACTTTTGAAATGTTATTCCATACAAATCAGACAAAGTTGTGTACTTTGATACATAAATTCTATGGTTTGTTGCAAATTCTAATAGGTCTTGATCATATTCCTCATCCCCATCCACTTTTCTACTAATCAGAGCTGAGACATCATATTTTGATGCACCATTAGGTATTTGAATGCCTAAATCTCTGGCATAGTTTAATTGACTTTCGGTAGGCTCATCAAATGGTATTATTTCTATACTTGTACAAGATTCTATACCAGATGCTAACGCTTGCTGTATTGCGTCATCTTCATTAAAGGCATTAAATTTTAATGTACGTACACGTTTTGTTTCACTATATTTTCCTTTGACTTTATATATTGAATAGTTCATATGTATCTCCTCCTTTTATCCTTAATTCTACAAAAATTCAAGGTTTTAGAGTAATAAAAAATGAAATAGTAAATAAAATACCATTTCATTTTTAAAAAAATAAGAACAAATGTTCTTTGTTTGTGTTATAATTCTTGTTAATAGGAGAATTATGGTGTAAATAGATGTAAATATTGGAAATATGCTAAATTTAAATTATTTATGCCAATTTATCCGAAAATTTGTTATAGTGGATATATTAGTATTAAGCCGTTCGGCTGATTGTTGGTCAAGAGAGTAGAAAAAATCTACTCATTTTCACCTACTTCAGATTCAATCCATTCCCATTCATATAATTCATCAATCTCACATTTGAGGATAAATGAAATATTTTTGGCTACTTGGATAGACATTTTTTGCTTATCTAGCACGTACTTATTAACTTGTTGTACTCTAACACCTAATAAGTCGGCTAATTCACGCTGTTCCATATCAGCATTACGCAATAAATTACGAAGTAGGCATCTCTTGACCTTATAAGCCAACACAGACACCCTCTAACAAAATTTTAAATTAAGGCGGCGATGAACAATGTTTACAGAAAAAGAATTACAGTTGCTCATACTATTTACTAAAAACCGAAACAAATTAGATACAGTAGAAAAAATTTTAGAAAAATCATTTTTCTGTCTTATCAAAGAACTCGACAGCAAGTCTAATATTGTCGATGAACCTTTTTCTGTCGACGCCGTCTAAATTTTTAGCGTGGTTAACTAATTGGTTTAAAAAGTTTAAATCAGCAATATCCAAATCATTTTCAGTGTCACTTGCGGCTTGATCTAAATAGCCATCCGTTGTACCAGGAAAGAAATCATCTACTTTCACTTCCAATGCTTGCGCTAGTGCAAATAATGCATCTTGGCTCGGCGCGATGGCTCCAGTTTCATAATTGGATATTGTATTGTCACTTTTATCAACCTTTTTTCCCAATTCTTTTTGTGTTAATTTCTTCTTTTTCCTATACTCTTTTATCTTACTACCTACATAATTTGCTAAGTCCTTCTCTTTTAAATTCATCATCATATATACCTACCTTTATAATTTACTATTAAATCACTCTTTAAAAAGTATATCACTAACATACTCCCTTTAAAACTAATATATTCCTTAAAAGCGAACTTTATTATTGATTTATTCGGTATTACCGAGTATTCTTAACTGTGAGGAGGGATGACATTGCAATGGATACTAATAAGACTTCGCAAAGAACGTGGATTATCTCAAAAAGATATGGCTGATTTTCTTGGTATTTCAATTGATTCTTATGGCTCTAAGGAACGAGGTAAACAACCGTTTTTTATTGATGAAATGTTCAAAATAAAATTTTTGTTTAAACTTTCCATGGATGAAATTTTTTTACCCAGAAACTTCGGTGACTCCGAAGTTTCTTGATAGGAGGTTGAATAACCTTGGACAAATTAGAGCAAGGGCATTGCCGCCGATTGCGTAAAGCAGTCGGTGAGCGTGTCAACCAATTAACAAAAGTTAGAGAAGCACAATCAACATTGTATAGGGCTTTATATTCTGCCCTTATTGAAAGATTTAACGTTACATCCTACAACCAAATAAATCAAAAGGATTTTCTAAGCGCATTGCAATTTATTTACACATGGAAATAAATTAGCACTGCTGGAGGTACGATCATGAATTTACTAATAAACGAGCCTCCACTTCAAGTCCTACCTAGCCTAGCAGTTAAGGTTGGGCTGAATGAGGCAATTATCTTACAGCAACTGCACTACAGGCTGTTGATCTCAACAAATATTTATGATGGCCATAAATGGGTGTTTAATACATACCAAAAATGGCATAGGGAGTTCCCTTTTTTATCTGAACGAACAATACAAAGAGTCTTTTTAGACCTTGAAGCAAATGGTTATATTGTCTCAACAGATAAATATAACAAATTTCGTGCAGATAAAACAAAATGGTATCGAATTGACTATTCAAAACTTGGTTATGAAGCCACGCGACAAGTTGGCACTAGCGACACGACAAATTGGCATGAGGGAAATGCCAAAAAGGCATGTCCTGATGACGCAAATTTGGCAGAGCTAGATCACGACAAATCGGCACTAGCAATAACCAAAGATATTAAGAGTGATAAGAATAATAATGTTGAGTTGTCACTCAACGTTGAAATTATTAACTACTTAAATCAAAAAGCGAATAAACATTTCAAGCCAAATTCAACTGCCACAAAAAAACTTATCAACGCAAGATTGCGTGATGGCTATACCGTTGAGCAATTTAAACAAGTCATTGATCTAAAAGTAAAACAGTGGTCAAACAATCCAGATATGCAGAACTATTTACGACCAAGCACTTTGTTCAATGCCACAAATTTTGAAAATTACTGTAATGAGGTGCCAATAAAGCAATCAAGTAATACCCAAGTACAAACAGCTATGTTACAACGGCCACATATTAATTTTGGAGTGGATGATGAATGAATCAAGATATTAGCTTGGAGCTCATTGAAAAAAGCATTTTGGCAACAATGCTAAAAGAAAACTATTTGATTACTGATAGTTTGATTGGTGAAACGCATTTCACTACATTGATCCATCGAAACATTTACAACTCAATGCGACAACTGGCCACCCAAGGTAAAACATGTGATTACATCACTTTACTTACAACACGTGAACCAGAAGAGTTAGGTGGAGCCAACTATCTAAAGGATCTGACTAACTATCATAATCCAACAATGTTTGATCAGTATGCAGCCATGCTACTCGAAAACTGGCGTGAAGGTGAAAAGCGCAATATTTTATTTACTGCACAAGCTGAAAATTGGCCAATTGCAGATATACAAAAGGCTTTGGCTGAAATAGAGGACATAAATACAGAGTCAGAAATGCCATTTATACAATACTTAGCATCGATTGGTGAACTACCTTACGAAGTGCCAAGTGAACCAAATGGAATTTATACAGGTATCAATGACTTTGACCTTATGACAGATGGTTTACAAGAAGGGGAGTTAATTATCATTGCTGCTCGGCCATCAATGGGTAAAACGGATACTTTTAATCACATTGCACTCAATGTCGGATTATCTGGATACTTCCCAATCATTTTCTCGTTGGAGATGCCTAAAAAAGCATTAACCAAACGATTGATTGCAGCTCTTGGAAACTTTAATCGTAATGCTATCAGAAATCCTTATAAGTACTTTAGTGAGGCACAAAAAGAAAAATGGCTACCAACTATCACTGAATTAAGCCAAACAAATATAGAGATCGATGATAGACCAGGAATTACAACAGCACAAATTAAAGCTCAGGCACGTAAGTGGATAAAAGAAAAACCTAAACTAAAGCCTGTTATTTTAATTGACTATCTACAAATCATAAAAGGCGAAGAAAAAGCTGGACGAACTCAAACACAAATTGTTGGACAAATTAGTGCTGATTTAAAAAATATGGCGAGAGAATTTAATTGTCCTGTAGTTTGTCTAAGCCAATTATCACGAGGCGTTGAGCAAAGGCAAGATAAACGTCCAATGATGAGTGATTTACGTGATTCTGGAAGTATCGAACAAGATGCAGACGTTATTGCTTTTCTATATCGAGATGAGTATTACAACGCCGAAAGTGAAAAAAAGGGCATGATGGAGATCATTATTGCTAAACAACGCAATGGGCAAACAGGGCCAATAAGTGTGATTTATAAAAAAGAAACAGGAAAGATACTTAATATTGACTGGGACAGCCAACGTTCAGCAACTCCTGGATGATGCTGTAACACATGATGTTCCTTACATGGCCCACCTTATTTACTTTTTGACACTGACTAAAAAAGTCGAACTAAACAGCCCTGCAAGCATGATCACAAACATTCATTTACAGCCAGAAGAATACGCTCAATTTTTGAAGATGTATCAATCAGACGTTTTGCAAATGCGTATGATAAAGCTTTTCGCAGTACAAATCAACATTCGTGAATTTGCATTCTATTTTGCTAAAAATCCAGCTGAAGTACAGGTTGAACATCAGAAAATCTATGGTAATTTGCCAAAGAAAATGTCTAATGCATATAACCAAATGATTGATCGCAGTTTTTATTTTCCTGAAAGCAAGCAATATAAGAGTTTCAGAGATTTGTTAAAAGAAACCGTTGAATTTCCCAAATACGTTTGCACATTGGAGGCAGCAATATGATTGTTTGGACCTTATATCGTGGCGAACTTGTAGCTTTTGGAGAGTACAACAACGAAGAATTACTGCAGATGAAAAGAGAAGGTTGGGAAATTGCTTATTCAGTGGAATTAAAACTTCAACCAATCAGAAAAAGGCGCAAGCGTCATGGACAGAAAGTAGTCGGAGTGAATAAAAATGGCATACGAGTCATGCAATAAATGTTTTAACACAAAGTGGCTCATGAATGATTTGAAATGTGATCTAAAAATAGCAACATCCAGCAAGAATAAAGAACTTTCGCTTTTTGCACAGCAACTATTAAAAAGTATTGGAGAGTACGAGAATGGCAGCAGCAATTTCACTAAAACAAGCCGATAAAATTTCAGGTTTTTTAAGACACCTGCAAGGTGCTGAATTTACAGATTGGCAATTTAGCGAGGATCGAACAGTTATTAAGGCTCGCGATGTAGAAGGCGATGTATACGAAATTACATTTATACCTAATCCAAAGGGAGGACAAGTCAATGAATAATCAAACAAAAATCAATTTAGAAACTTTTGCAGGTGGCGCATTAGCTGAAAAAACAAATATTGAATTACAAAAAGTGATGGATAACATATTTGATCCAAACACAGATGCTACGAAAGCTCGTAAAGTAACAATTACTTTAACGCTTAAAGCTGATGAAAAACGAGAAATTATTGCAACCAATGTTGATACAAAATGCACTCTTGTAGCAGCTAAAGGTGTTGCTACAACAATGCTACTAGGTACTGATTCATCTGGAAAGGTGGTGGGACGAGAACTAGCAAGTGGATCACCTGGTCAAACGTACTTTGGGGATGATGGCAAGCTCCGAAATGATGAAGGTGAATTGCTAGAAGATGAAGTGCCAGTAGTAGAGGACAACGTAAAGAAAGTCAAATTCCAATAAAAGAAAAGAGGAAATCAAATGCTAACTGAATTTTTAAACCGATTATTAGAATTAAAACGACCTGAAACTGTAGAAATCAAAGAACAAACATTCAGTACTAATAAATTGCATCTTATCCCAGACAGCCCATCTGTAGATGCAATTGAAATCCACAGTTTAACAGGAATCGTTGATTACATTAAATCGAATTTTGATAGTAGAAGCAAGTTATTAATTCATATTGAGTCACCAACACAATTACGTTTAATCGATGCGTTGGATAATACAAACAATCGTCGTGTGTATTTAAAGTCAGAAGCAATTCTTCCAGATATTATCTTTGATCGTTTCATTGATCGTGAGCAATTCCAAATCATGTTACAAGCCAATTTTGTACAAACACCCGATCATCTTACTGTCCTTGATATTGTGAGTCATATTCATATCCAGAATGGCAACGTAGAACTAAAAGACAATGGTTTAACACAATCGGTTACAACAAAAGCAGGGTCCGCCACTTTATCAGCTACACCAATCCCTCCAAAGGTTTCATTGAAACCATTTAGGACATTTGTAGAAGTAGCACAGCCAGCGTCAGAGTACATTTTACGTTTAAACGATAGAGGAAACGTTGCACTTTATGAAGCTGATGGTGGTTCATGGCAGTTAGAAGCAATCGAAAATATTGCTGAATACTTCAAAAAAGAACTGGAAGAGGAAATGAATTTAGGCAATATTCACGTATTACGTTAAAAGCATAGGGGCCGTATATACGGCTCCCAATTTTAAAACAGGAGGTATATAAAATGCGTTTTTTCGAAGTTATAGAGCCACGTTACGCATTGCTAAAAGCTAAAAATCCAGATAATGCAAAGGAAATGTATACAGATAAATTCAAAGAAGTTACACCAATTACAGCTGATGAATTACTAGAAATGAAAGAGGTACCAGTGGAGTACGCATCCATTGCTTTTAGCAGATCCTTAAATGACAGAGAAATACCGTTAGAAGCAATAGTGCAAAAGCTAACTAATCGTACTGAAGCAATTCTAACGATAGATGGGTGTCTGTTATGAGACAAAATAAAAATAGCTCACTAGGGCAAGTAGTGAGCTACCAATTCAAAAGCATTATAACGAGATTATTATAACATTTAATCTTTTTATCACCAAATAGAAAAATTAAAGGGTGAACCAAATGAAAAAGGACACATGGATATTAAAAGAGCAGTTAGACACGCCACTTTGCGATGTGTTTGCTGGAACAATAACAAATGGAACAGTTCGACAATGGGTTGTGATCACAGAATTTGTATTAGGTATTGCACCTGCCAATTTAGATGTCATGAGCTATGAAGAGCTTAATAAATACGTTGATTCTTTGGATGAAAAGTTGAAGAGTTTAGAAAGCTGAGGAGAACGTGAATGAAAGCTATCACAATAAAACAACCTTGGGCAACTTTGATTGCTCTTGGCGAGAAAAATTTTGAAACACGATCATGGCAGACAAAGTACAGAGGACCTTTAGCTATACATGCAGGAAAATCAATTGACAAAGATGCATGCGAGGATTCTTGGATTAAGGGAGTTCTGAAAGAGCATGGAATCACATCACACAAAGAGCTTCAAACTGGCGTTGTACTTGCTACGGTTGAATTAGTGGACTGTTACAGAGTTGAAGCTACATTAGGACATGCGTCTGTATTAACCAAAGGAAAAACCTTAAATGGATTAGAGGTTGCTTTTGGTGATTATACAGAAGGTCGTTACGCATGGGAGTTAACAAATTTGCAAGTGTTACCAGAGCCTATGCCAGCCAAAGGGCAATTGAGCTTGTGGGAATGGAATAAGGAATAGTTGAACAAAAATGTGCAGAAACGGAGGTAGCTACAGTGAAGCAATTAAGCCTATTTAGAGAAATAATTGTAGACAATTTTGCTGGCGGTGGTGGGGCAAGTACAGGTATTGAAATGGCAACAGGAATGAGTGTGGATATTGCAATTAATCATGATCCAGCTGCAATTGCTATGCACAGAGTAAATCACCCAGATACAGAACATTATTGTGAGTCCGTTTGGGATGTGAACCCTAAAGAAGCAGTTAATGGACGAAAAGTAGGGCTCGCTTGGTTTAGTCCAGATTGCAAGCATTTTTCGAAGGCTAAAGGTGGTAAGCCTGTTGATAAAAAAGTACGTGGATTAGCTTGGATTGCAGTTAAGTGGGCAATTGCAGTTAAACCAAGAGTCATAATGTTAGAAAATGTTGAAGAGTTTAAAACGTGGGGGCCTTTAAAAGATGGGTATCCAGACGAGAGCAGAAAAGGGCAAACATTCCAATCATTTGTAAAAGCACTTGAATCATTAGGATACCAGGTTGAATTCAAAGAGTTAAGAGCATGTGATTACGGTGCGCCGACCACTCGAAAGAGATTTTTCATGATTGCTAGAT